ACTGAACGAAGTCTATAGACAGGCACTTGAATCACCCATCTTAGACCTAGCACACAAGATCAAAGATGGTAAGCAGATGCCGGAAAATGTCGTGAAAGAACTTTCCCGAGAAACAAGTCACGGCAAACTTACAGTCAAACATTTTCAAAAGAAGACAGACCACGAATCAGCTTTGCACCTGTTTCAAATGTTTATGAAATCAGCAATGGAAAATCAATCCTATACAATCGAGGATACAATGATCTTGATTCCTTACAATGTAAACTTCGGCTGCATTGAAGCGAATAAGATCATCAACCACTTAATAGATATAAAGGAAGAAAGAACTGTCTACGAAGTTATTTCTGGCTTCAACAAGTTATACTTTGCTACTGGAGACATTATCTATTCTAAGAAGCGTAAGGCAAAAATCCTGGAAATTAAACCTAATCCAAGATACATTGGCAAAATGCCGGCAAAAGAAAGCAAGACTCTTGATCGTTGGGGATTTGATTCTACTATTTCAATTCACGACCCCGAAGAAGTAAGCAACATACGAATCCAACAGATTGATTCAATGCTTGAACAACTAAGTTCTGAGGACGAAGTTAGAAAGACCGCAGCAAGTCATCTAATTGAAATTGAGTTCTTAGATAAGGAAGGAGAAAGCTTCGGGGAAGAAACATTAGATTCAGCATCTGAACTTAATGAACTAATTGGAGGTTACGCTTTAACAGTTCACAAAGCACAAGGTAGTGAATGGAACAAAGGAATCTGCTGGTTTCATAATTCACATTCTAAGTTCATTAACCGAGAACTTCTGTACACAGCAGTAACCCGATTCAAGAAAGAACTTCTAATAATTTGTGAGAAAGACACCTTCATCAAAGGGATTAACAATCAAGCCTTAAAGGGTAGAACATTAGCCGAGAAGCTGGAATCACTGAAGATGAAGATGAAAGATGCAGAACTTAAAAAGTTCTAACTGAATTCCATCAGGTCTATCAGATTGCTAAATAGGGACTGTACACAATCCCCTAGTTTTGTTATGATGCTTTCACTGGAGCAGCGGACAGCCAGCCTAAAGAGTCTGCGATTTAAAACTAACTTTCAACTTCTAATTAGAAAGAAACAATATCATGCAAACTCAAGCCGTTAAATTCAACTTCAAAACCACTAAGACAGAAGAAGGTGCGGACTTCAAACGCCCTTCCTTGGAAGCAGCTCTTCCTTCTCTCCAGATCGAAGACATTCTGGCAATCATCGAAACTGGTGGTAAGGGTCTGGAACTGCTGCTTTCTACCGTGAACGATGTTATGACTTCCCGTGCTAAGGAACTGATTTCCGAAGCAATCGAAGAAACACCGGCAATCGAACTGACACAAGCTTTCATTGATTCTAAGGCTAACGAACTCCTGTGGGATACCATTGCTAACATCCCGGCTGGCAAACGTGGTGGCTCTGCCGGAATTGCGAAAGAAACTTGGGCGGCATTTGAAGTTGATTACATCGAAGTCATGGGTGCGTTGCATCCAGAACGTGCTGCTGAACGTACTAAGTTGGCCGCGAAATATCTGCGCACCAAGTTCGCTTCCATCAAGTCTGACAAGAAAGGTATCACATTACTGCAAACTTTCTTGGGCGAATACTTTGCTTCAACTTCTAAGGCAGAAGATTTTGCTGAAGTCTTTGCAAGCATCAATACTCGCGCTGAAGAACTGTTGAACGCTGAAGCTTCTGCAATTGATTCAATTGCTTAAGCTGTAGTCTAACTAAACAAGGTGTTCTTAACTGAATGCCTTGTTTAATTTAGATTAAACCTAAAAACTAATAGCGCGTGAGAAGTACACGGTAATATCTAAGAATGAAGTAAATCTTCGCGTAGTTAATCTAGATAGTTCTTAGACGCTTATCTTCTTAAAGGTTCGTTCCTACCTAAGACTGGAACAAGAAAGAAAATCATGCGAACAAAACACTTCATTATCTTTGACTCAGCTCTGCTGGATTCTATGGCAGTGTGCTTAGAACGGATGAAAGTTCCCAACAACTTACTTCCAACTCACCACATCTTTCGCACACGTAAGGCCGCAAACATCTACATGAAAGAACTTGAAACAGTTCTGAAGTACCCAAAAGGTGCAGGATACCTGCAAGTAGTTCAAATAAATGCTCCGAAAGAAATCAACTAAAATGAAAAAGTTCTTCCAACCACAAGTTAAAGCCAAGACTCTTCCTCACCACTTAGTTCCTGTTCCTGGGACTGTTACCAATCCAGCTTCTTCTTACTTGGTCTTTAAACAGCATTCTCCTAAGAAAGACAGTGACGGTATTACTTTCAAGGCAGACATTGAACTGATTGGAACTATGGAAATTGCAGTCACCAACAAAGTTCCTAAGCACAGTGCAAGATTCCTGATTCAAACAGCCGCGAATCTGTTCAATGTAGATTCATTTCAAATCATGACTCAGAAGCAAGGAGGTCAACATGAGTTCTAAGATGAAAGCAACCTTGCAAGTTCTTCTAGCCTGTGCCGGAATGTCTGCCTTAAGTCCAGAAACACAAGCAAGTATGGCAAGAACAGAAAAGCGACATTACATTCCACCTCCTTTCCCTGATTCTGTTCAGCAAAAGAACCAACGCTTAGCTAAAAGAAAGCGCAAACTAAAGAGAGGGTTCTAACATGCAAGAAGCTAAATCTTCAATTGATTTCCTAATCATCAGTCCTCCTCGTTGTGGTTCTACTTGGCTTACTAACTATCTGATGTCTCTCGATTCTAACATCCTAGTCTTACATGATCTTAGCAACGAACTAGATATGAGACACTGGGAAGCTGAAGCAGCAAGAATCAAAGTGGAATTTCCAAATCTTATCATTGGAATCTGCGATACAGGAATCGGCATCATGCCTAACCTAATCAACAGACTCTTTCCAACTGTTCCTCGATTGATTCTAAACAGGGATATGCAAGAGGTTGAAAACAGTCTAACAAAAATAGACTTAGAGCTTCTGGATTCGTTCGATGACTGGACAAGTTCTATTCAAACACTAACTGATAATATACATTCATTGCGACTTCATTGGACACAGCAGTTCAGCTTTGATTACATGCTTCTAATCTTGCAGCACCTGAAAATAAATACCAGCATGTGTAGGGACTTACTGGAACTTCGCTTCAACGAGTTCAAGAAGATCAACTGCCAACCTCACTTACCATTAACATCAACTTCTGATTCAGTATCAAAGGTGATTCACAACAGGGTTTAAATCCCATGTAAGCAGGTTCTAACAAGCTTGCTTACATATGAATTTATACGGAGACACTAAACTATGGCATTTACAACCTCAGAACTTATATCTTACATCTTAGCTGGAGACAATCCCGTCGTGGAATTAGAAACAGAAGAAGAAGTAAAACGATTTAGAAACACATTCCGTGTAACTAAATCCAATGAGAACAAGAAGATGAAAGCGTACGGCAAAGCTTTCGAACTTCCGCAAATTTCCCTAATAGTTACAGAGCAAGAAACCGGCCCCAGATTTACTATCACTTTCCAAGAAAGTAAACGGGGTCAGCTTAACATTAAATTCATAGGAGTTCAAGATGGCTGAGTCTATCTATGCACCACACTGGCAGCGGGTTAAAGACTTAGCACCAGAACCTGTAACCTTTGCCTGCAATTCAGACTCACAAGACAGGTTCACCAAAGCAGTAGTCAAGCAGAAGTATGAAGAACAGCTAAGCCTAAAGGTAAACTTAGGTAAATTGATTATCAAACGTAACTTCCCAAACCCTGACTGCTGCATGATCCAGCTTCTACCTAAAAACTTCTATGAAAGAATCTAAATTGAAAGGATATAACTAATCATGGCATTAATCTTCGAAGCATTCCCTGAATCCTTCAACGAGTTACGCAGACAACTTTCTCACGACCACCAAGATATTTGGGAGAAAGTAAGTTGGACAATGGTCAATCAGCAAGAGCTATTCATTGAAGTTATGAACAACGAGTTGCAGGAATATCTGATTGTCCCTTACACACCTGACATGGACATAGATACCTGTTGCCAAGGTTGGCTTCGTGCCTTAGAACGTAAGCCAGAGTTCAGAACTTGCACAGCTACTGAAACCATTGACCCTCGTTCCACTAATCCGAACCATGAAATCAAACCCATGCACAGACCTAAGATTCTGAATCAGTTTGAATCTGGGGAAACTTCTAACATGACCGATAAACAAATAGACGAAGCAGTAACGAAAGGATATAAGGTACACTAAAATGACTGAACTAGATCAAATCAAGATGCGAATCGGGGACTTAGATCAAGCATTAGAAACTAACCATCCTGGAATGTTCAACTATCTGAAACTAATTCATCAACAGTTAATGAAAATGCCTGAGCTGGTGCATATGCTGACCAACGAAGAAAGAAGCAAGGTCATTAAAGGCTTGGAAGTTAAGACAGGAGAAAGCATTACAACGCCTAAGCTCAAAACTCCCAAAGCAGCTAAGGGAGGTTCAATTGCAGATTTCTTATAAAGATCCTAAGTAGTTGAAATCTAGTTACTAGCTAATTAGGATTAAGGATTCCAACAGAGTTCTTAATCCCCATAACCCTAGAAAGAAACAAAATTATGAATTCCCCACCTCTTTCATTAACCATCCAAGAACGAATGTCCCTGCTTAAAGCTAAGTCAGAAGTCTTGGAAGGAACACCAGAACAGCATCTCAAACTAATGATGCACCTGTGCTTAACCAATCCCTATCTTCTGTTTCCTAACTGTGAACCAATCCTGAAGTTGTTTGATTCTTTTGTTCCGCGAATCAGGCAGTTAACTTACAAGCCACAAGCTTCCTATCTTATTCGCTGCCCTAACTGCGGGGAATTAGTGGGAAGCTGCTACATCAAACCAGTATTTGTTTGGTGTTCCTGTAACAAGACACCTAAATTCGGGCAGTACCACATACAGAAGCTAGGTTCAGAACTGGAATTAGATTTGAAACAGATGAAGCAGTTAGATATTTTATACACAGAAGTCTTAGGAGAATACTATGCCCTTGGAAACTAAATTGGCTATTTCAGGAACAACACCTCAAGGAGTTTCTTATCGCCAGCAAATGTCTGGCCTTAACATTCTCTCTTACTCAACAACACTTCAACTTCATTCCTGCCCACGGAGAATGCTGTTAGAAAAGATAACAGCAAAGGAAGAAACATCATGCGACAACGCAGACTTCTTATACGGACACGCGGTAGGAGCAGGCATTCAATCTTTTATTTCCTACGGCAACAGGGAACAGGCACTGTTAGAATGTTTCATGGCATGGAACGGAGACTTAGAAGTAGAGAAGTCAAAGTCCAAGAAAAACATTTGGTATGCCATTGTTGCTGTGGAAAAATTCATCCAGCTTCGTGACATGATTCTTAAAGGTTGGGAGATTGCAGTCTTTAACGGCAAGCCAGCTAACGAACTTGCCTTCAGACTGAACTTAGATAACGGATATTACTATCTCGGTCACATAGACTTAATCTTGTACCATCCAGTCCAAAAGAAGTTCATGATCCTGGAACTTAAAACAACCAGCTTCACTTCTATCTCTGAAGCTACTTACAAGAACTCAGCACAAGCATTAGGCTATTCCTTGATTCTTGATGCTCTGGTTGAGAAGATGAACTTGGATGCAACAGCCAGCTACACAGTTCTCTATCTGGTTTACAAGACAGGAGCGCAGGAATACGAAGCGCTGCCATTCCTTAAAACCAGAAGCCAACGTGCCAGCTTCCTTATGGAACTTGCAATGGATTGTACCATGATGGATTTCTACCGAGATTCAAACTACTTTCCAGCACGAGGTGAAAGCTGTTATTCCTTCTTCCGAGAGTGTGAGTTCTTCGGTACTTGCAATCTCAAAGCTCAGGTAGATCAATGGCACAACCTGAAACTGATTCAAGACTCAGATGTCATTCAAGGTATTGACGTTGAACTTCATGTAAAGGACTTGAAATAAAATGACACTAAAAGAACTGAATCAAAAGCGTTGGATCGCGGAAGGTAAGTACTACATGGCCATGGGGAATCTCCAGAACTTAGCACAGTCTGCAACACGTTGGCAGACTAAGCTGGCAATTCAACATGCAATGACCGAATTGAAACACGAAATAGCTTTAATTCAAACAAAGTACCAACAGGAGAAAGAAGCATGGAATACCCTGAAGAAGATTACGAACCAGAACACTGCTACGACGATGAAGCAGATGGAAAACTAGAGCTAGATTCTGAAGCTGGAATCTGTCCAACCTGTTCTGGTTCTGGTGAAGGAATGCACGAAGGAACAACCTGCTATGTATGTCACGGAAAAGGAGAAATTTAAAATGGCTAAGCAAAAAGTAGAACTACACTTCTTGTATCGGAAGTACAGCTGGGAAAAAGAAGGTAAGTTGTTTGTTACTAACTTGGAACCGGAAACATTTGTATCACCAGACTGCATGCTGGTAACTTCAAGAACTGCAATGCTTGATATGCCGGAAATTCCAAGCGAAACTGCCAGCACAATGCATCGAATCCAGCAGATGGAAGCGCAGTTGAAAAAGATGAGAGCAGCTCACTACAGGGAAGATCAAGAACTCACAGCGCAGATTCAAGAACTTCGCTGCCTTTCTTTCCACGCAACTACAGAGGAAACAGAATGAAACTCAATGATTACATTCCAGCAAGCACACGACGTATCTTAGTCTACGGTGCACCAAAAACAGGTAAGACAGTTCTTGTCGGAGGCTTAGCAACAAAGTACGAACTTACTTGGTTCGACTTAGAGAACGGAGCCAATTCATTAGTCTCCAATATTCCTAAGGAATTTCACAAGAACATCGAACTGATTCAGATTCCAGACACTAAGGAATTTCCAATCGCTGTAGAAACCATGCTCAAAGTATTCAATGGTAGCAAGGTAACTATCTGTGAAGCTCATGGCAAAGTATCCTGTGCCTTGTGTAAGATGACCGGCACTGTAGTGGAACTTAACACGATGACTCAGAATCAAATCGTCGTCATTGATTCCGCCACACAGCTTACAACTTCTGTCATGAATTACATCGGTAAAGGTAAGACGGATGACTGGAAGCCGGACTGGGAAGATTGGCGTAAGCAGGGAAGTATCCTCGATCGCATCTTTACACAGATACAACAAGCCGGTTATAATGTTGTCGTTATTTCCCACGAGACAATGGCTGAAATGCAAGATGGTAAACAGAAGATCGTTCCAGTTGCAGGCAGTTCCAACTTCAGTAAGACATTCGCCAAGTACTTTGACGATGTTATCTACTGTGAAATGGTGAACAAGAAACATAAGTTCGCCTCAGGTACAGACTACGGCATGAACATTCTTTCAGGTTCAAGAAGTAACTTGAAGATTGAAAAGGATGCAACTCCAAGTCTGCTTTCATTGTTTGAATAAGAAAGGAGATAGACTATGCACAGATTAGAAAATAAAATGTTCCAGTTACCTGATGGGATTTTCCACAGAACTGGACTGCCGATGGGCAGTAATGAATGGCAGGATTTGAAACAGGATGTAGCTCGTGGCTTAGGTCTAGCATCCTTGGCAGATAAGTACAGGAGAGACCCAGAAGAACTGCGGAAATTCACTCGATCCATGCGAGATAGCAACTTCCAGGACTGGGAAATCAACCCAACAAACTCAGGGAAGACTTGGACAGACGAAGATCATTGGACACTGGTTAAGATGTGTAAAGCAGGTAGACCGCTGAATGAGATAGCAAGTAAGCTTAAACGAACTGTCTACGCCATACAGTGCAAGATAGAATCTTTACCGCCGAATAGTCTGAGGCCTGATCCAAACTTCAAGCTCGAAGAACCACAACTCTCACCTACTTCAAAGAAAGAAGAACCTAAAATGTCAGCTAAAACAAATCATATCATCAGCCTGTTGCAATCTGGTTACACAACAATCGGCTGCTGCTTCCCACAGATTGATGGAACCATCCGTGAAGGTAGTCGCAAGTACACCTATAAAACTACTGACCTGAATCTCAAGGTCGACGACTTGGTGCTGGTTAAAACTGGCAATGATTTAAAAGTTGTCAAAGTAATGGAAGTTCATGCAACTCCCCAGATCGACATTGATTCCAGCATCCATTACACTTGGATCATCCAGAAGATCGACACAACTCACTACGACTCCTTGTTGAAGAAGGAAGATGAATTCGCTGAAAGCCTGCAAGCGATCGAGAAAGAAAAGCGTAAAGCTCAGATGGTTGCAGACTTCAAGGAATTCATGCCCAAAGAAGCACAACCACTGCTGAACCAAGCAATCGAAAATCTTACAGGAAAGGAAACAAACTAACATGAGCGAACCAGATCAAATCACAATGATTCTTCAGGAACGTGGAAGTCGCTACGGTGATTTCAAAGATCATGCACAGATCACACAGGCATTGAAGGACATTGCACAGGCCACAGCTAACTGGAAGATTCTTACTCCGGCAATGAAAGAAGCACTGGATATGACCTTCCACAAGATAGGTCGTATCTTGAACGGTGACCCTAACTACGCAGATTCTTGGATAGATGTGTGTGGTTACAATCAATTGGTTGTGGACATACTTCAACAAGAGGAAGTTGTGGTCAAGGAACTCTCGGACATTATTGGAAGCTCTGCGGCTCCAGCTTCTGACGGACTGAATCAAATCATTCAGATTCCACCGAACTACTTCAAGACTGAAGCTTAAAGCGTTTCACTTATCATCTATGACTTAGGCCGGAAACTTTCTTCCTTAATCCTAACAAACTCAACTCTACTTACATTTAAAAAGGAATTACATCATGTCACAAGCAAACACTCCAGCATTCCCAGACTTAGACTTCGACGCACTGGAAGATCTTCCTTCGTTCAAAGCACCGGCAAATGGCCACTACAAGTTGCAGTTGACCATCCTGATGAAAGAAATCAACAAGAAGTCTGCTGTTGAATTCAACTACGTTGTGGATGAAATCCTGGAACAAGCTGATCCTACCGAAGAACCAAGCAAGCAAGGTGACAAGTTCTCAGTTGCTTACTTCTTGGACAACGAATTCTCACGTGGTCGCCTGAAACAATCCCTGCTGCCGCTGAAAGAATTCACAGGTGTTTCAACTCTGGCTGCCATTGCTGAACAGTGCCAAGGCTTAACGGTTTATGGTATGGTAACTAAGAAGCAAGACAAGAAGGATGCAGAGAAGTTCTACTCCGACGTTCGTAACATCGTAGTAGGTTAATCATGAGCGCGCAGATTCTGTACCCTGAGTTTGTGCACAAGTTAGTGAAGCCAGGAGATTCAATTCTGGCTTCCCTTTCTGGTGAAGATTGCAACCTGATTCACATGGCACTTGGTGTATGCGGTGAAGCTGGCGAACTTGCTGATGCTATCAAGAAAGCTACTATCTACCGCAAACCTGTGGACATTAAGAATGTCTTGGAAGAACTGGGCGATCTCAAATTCTTCATGACTGAAATCATGAATCACTTCAACTTCACTGAAGCGGATGTTGAAGCTGCTAACATGGCTAAGTTGATGAAGCGTTACGAAAGTCTGACGTACTCGGACAAGGAAGCACAAGAAAGAAAAGACAAAGTAGAATAGTGCCACACCCCTACGAATTAGAAATAGTTCCTAGGGGTATTTGCATTTAGAGCAAATAGTTTCCCACCAACTAACAGGAGCATAAACATATGAATATCCTTCACTTAGGGACTCCATTAGATAATCACTACATC